TCATGGGTTGGTGTAAAGCAGGATGTAGCCGAGGGTGGCCCCGGCGGGCGTCTTCACTTTCAGCACGCCGGACCAGCCGGAGGGGTTGTTGGCGGGACCGAGCTCGGCGAGTCGGTAGCCATTGCCGGAGCCGCCGGCGAGGATGAGCTCGCCGTTGGCAGTCAGTTCGAGGAGGGTGTTGTCCGCGAGGTTGGAGCCGGGACCGTGGATCTTGAGGGGTGAGGTGGTCGAGTCTGGTGCGGCGATCACGGTGGGGCCGGCGGCGAGGCCCGAGGCGATGTGCGGCGCCTGGGATGCCCAGGTGCGGGCGTAGGCTTTCTGCGGGTCGTCGCCCTGCTGGAGGCAGGCGCCCCAGAGGTGGATGTCGCCGGCGGTCCAGTCGTCGCCGTTGACGGTGTACTGGCGGACCACGATCCAGAGCCCGGTCTGGCCGCTCGCGAGAGTGCCAGTGGTCTTGAAGCGCTGCCAGGACGTTGAGAGCGTGATCTGCGTCGGCCCGGCCAGGTACGCGGCGTACGGGTTGTCGACGATGGCGAGGGACACCTTGCGCATTCCGGATGCAACGCGGGCCCAGATGTAGAAGGTGTAGGTGCCGCCGTCCGCGAGGCCCGCGATCTGTTGCTGGATGACGGGCGTGTCGGTGACGGCGGTGATCACGTCCGCAGTCTGGTTTCCGTTCGGGGCGATGATGGCGTTCGAAGTCACCGAGCACGAGCCGCCGTTCTTGTCCCAGGTGGCGGCGGCGAAGTCCTCCGAGTGCTTCGCCATGTTCTCGAGCGGGCCGCCGATGGTCTGGTGCGGGCCGCAATCGATGGGGCCAGTGAAGTGCTCGCCAGCGCGGTTGGCGGGAATGTAGCCGAGGGCGTTCGTGATTTCTCCCGCTTCGGGCGGGCCGGCGCTGATGGTCACGCTCACGCGGTCATTGGCCGGGTCATCGGCGGCCGCAAGCGAGACGCGCGTACCCTGGACCAAGTTGAGCGCCCGCCGCGTCCCGATGTCAGCGCCGTCGTTCTGGATCTTGTGCGGAAGTTCGCCGGAGACGATATCGCTGGCGGTGTGCGTGTGGCCGGGCAGATCGCTTGCCGCGAGGTTCGCGCCCGCGGTCACTCGGCCTTTGGTGTCGACTGTGACCTTTGGGTAAGTCCCTGGAGTGACGCCAGACGGCGGCATCGAGAGCACGCCCGACTCGACGGCGAGGCCTCCGGCGGCATCAATCTGCACGATGCCCTTATTGCCGTAACCTGCGTCGGGGTAGGAGAACGCACCGAAGGTCTGCCCGGGCGCGAAGTCTATGATCGCGTCCGCGGCCAAGTGGTCATTGGCGTTCAGCTCGAGCCCCAGGTCGCCGGAACCATTGGCCTTGCGCCACTTCACCGCTCCGGTGTTGGGCAGCCGGACCAGACCCGTTGCAGCCTTGTTGCCGGAGCCGAACTCCGCGCCGTCGACGAAGGTCTTCGCGCCGGTGATCGTGACCGGGCCGTCCTTGCGCACGTAGTTGCGGCTGGAGGCTGTGCCAAGTTCCTGCTCGACCGCGATCACGGCTTCCTGGAGCGCCTTCAGATACGCCGAGACCATGTTGGCGCGCACAGTCGCACCGGAGGTGTGCTGCGCCGCGACGGTGCCGAAGGCTCCACGTTGGCAGCCGGTGAACTGGGTGGCAGTCTTGCCGGTGTAGACGATCAACTCGTCGTCGATCGAGAGGATGCCGTACTCATCGGGAAAGCCTACGCCCGTGGACTCCACGCTGATCGTTGTGTCGCCGGCATAGACCGGCATGGTCGTGATCGTTTCGAGCGGCTTGGCCGAGAAGGCATCGGCGGGCGAGTAGAGACTGGAGGCGTCGTCGATCGTGTTAGGGTAGTTGCTCATCCGTTCAACCTCCTCGCGTTCAATCGGAACGTGTTCAGGCGGCTACTCGGCGCGGGTGCGTACGCCACGGCGACGGGTGCCTCGGGCGAGCGCGCGGCGCGAGGCCGGCGATACGTGGCAAGCGTGGCGGCGGCCTGCGCAGGCACTTCCAGCGGCAGGACCCGAGAGTTCAGGCAGAACTGGTCGAAGGCCCAGAAGCAGAACGAGTACAATCCGCGATTCCGCCACATGCCGTAAGCCTCGCGCATTGGCGGATCGGGCGGCCCATAGATGCCGGCCAGGTACATGCACTCCGAAGCGGGGCGGCCGAGCTTCAGCGGAAACTCGAGCGTCTGCCGCATGAGCCGCGCGTTCTTCTGCCAGACGTCATAGTCGAAACCTTCCGACCGGAAGTACTTCACGCCGTGCGCGGAGGTCTTCCATTCGTTGGGCAGGTTCACGTGGAAGTTGAGCGCGCGAAACGCCGGGTCCGGCACGGGCTTGCCCTGATTGGCGTCGAGCGGCCAGAGGCACTCGAACAACGCCGATGGATGGAACCGCCGGACGTAGCTCATCACTTCGGCGCAGTACTCCGAGATGCGGTCGCGTAGGAAGTCCGCGCTCTCGATGTCGTCGTCGGGCGAGTCGGTGTTGGCCAGGAACCGGTGCAAGGGCCGCCCGTAGCGAGACTGGAACGCCGCCTTGGTGTCGTCGTCGTAGAACGGCATCCCGGAGGGATTCGGAAAGTACCACCACTGCGTTTCGCCGAACTGGAGCACGATGGGGAGGCCTGCGGCGGCGATCTCGTCAGCGCACTCCTTGTACATCTGCTTCAAGTAGTTCCGCACGCGGGGGCCGAAGTGCATCTGGTGCGAGGGGATCGGCAGGAAGACCGGTTCGCCGTCCCAGTAGCGCGCGGCCATCGCCATCGGAGGCAGGTAGCACTCCATCGAGAAGGCGAAGCTGGCATCAATACCAGCCTGTTTGAACTCGCGCGCCAGGTCGCGAATCCAGTTCCGTGCGCCGTGGGTCATCACCGGCGAGATCGAGTCGATCATCTCCCAATCGCCTTCGACGCCTGGCTGATCGAGCGGCGGCGTGCCCTGAGAAACGCTCAACTGTGGGCTGGCTGAGATCGTGAACGTGTAGCTCGGTGCGCGAGAGCGGATGTGGATCGAACTGCCGTCGCTGGTGCACCAGACGCCGGGGAAAGTGACGTTGATCATCGCGCGCAGGTGCGCGGCGATATCCTCAGTCGCAAGGCCCGCGCCGGGCGAGAAGTAGAGCGTGGTGCCGGACAGGTTGATCCACAGCGGTTGATCCACCTGCCACGCGCCGATGCTCACGGTGCAGTTCGGGTAGGTCGCCTCGATGCGACGGCGCTTGTTGTTCCAGAAAACGCCCATATACACGTCGGCGTGGCCCAAGAAGCCGAGCTGCTTCAAGTGCCACACATGCCAGGCGGGCGGCTTCTTGTAGCCGTGGTCAGTGTCGAAATCGATCGCAAGGGAGACGTCGGGGTAGATCTGAGGAGGATCCGGCGGGTCTTGCGGTTCCAAGGGCCAGAGGTAGTCGAAGTAGAAATAGTAGCCGTTGCTCGCCGGGTGTTTGTCGAACAGCGCACGGATCTCGACCGTGTGCGTCCCGCCGGGTAGCGCGGCGGCGAGCTTCTTCATCGCCGCTAGGCCGTTGTAGTCGTTCAGGTAGAGATCATGGACGATGGGCGTGCCGCCGTTGATCGTGACTTCGATCCGGCCTGCATCTCGCCCGAGCCACGTGCCGAGATAGAGATCATGCTCGCGCGGGTAGGAGTAGCGGATAGTCACCGTGCGCTGGTCCTGCGTGTCGTTGGGTGCACAGCGCCTGGCGTGGCCCAGCGACCACCACTGCGTGGGCCAGCCCGCGCCGTAGGCGTAGTCCTCCCAAAAGCCCTCGTACCGGCATCGGCCATCGGATTCTTCAATGCGCGGCGCATCCCCGCCGACCTTCAGCGTCCGGTCGCCGATGACGGCGAGGTTCGAGATCCGCACCTGCCACTCGATGTCGGAGCGCGTGCCGGTGATGGTCGAGATCCGTTGAATGCGCGTGCCGGGCGGCCAGGTCTGCGGCGTCGATGAGTCTTCGCCGCGGCGCACCAGCGCGCGGTAGTACCAGGTAGCGGGATCTTCCGGGTCGGGCTTGAGGAGGCCGAAGTTGGCGAGGCAGGAGATGCGTTCTTCGACCGTCGGCGTGCCGACGTAATACTTCCGGCCCGCGAGCATCTGTTCGGCGTCCGCAAGATGCCATTCCTCCTCCGTGCCTGGCGGCGATGCGGTAACACCTTCCTTGAGCCGTCCACCCTCGCGCAGGCCTGCTTCGACATCTTCGAAGCGCGGAGCGAAGGTGAGGTGCACTTTCACGATGTCGCTCGAGGGAACGGGCACGAGCGTGTTGCGGTCACCGTTCAGGTAGCCGGAGAGCGAGGCGAAGGGGAACGTGAAGCGGTATGCGCGAGTGTTGCCAGCACCTTCCACGGCGGCGGCGAGCGAGGTCACGCCGAACGCGTTGTCGTTCTTCTCGATCCGGACGATCTGGTTTGCGCCATCGACCGAAACGCGCACGGGTATCCCGTTGGCGTCGCGTCCATAGGCGCCCAGTTGCCCCACGAGCCGCAGCTTCAGTTCGCAGGAGGTGTTCGTCGTGGTGAACTGCTCGGCGGCGAGGCTGCTCGGTTGCTCGCCGTAATCGGGCGCTGGCGCGTCCACCATGCGATTCTTGAGCACCCGTCCGAAATGCCGCGCCCGTGGCAGAACTCGGCACTGGATGTTGTAGAGCTTGCCGTAATGCGGCTTGGTGAAGTACGCCGTGAACGTGCCCGGCCCCACGGCCAGGACTTTGACGACTTCGTCGTTGGCGCTACCGATGTCGACGCCGACGTAGTCGCCCACACGGATCTCAGCCGAGGAAGCGACCTGTGCGGTGTAGATGCCGGGTACCGATCGGCTCAGCGTGGCGGGCGCCGAGCCGCTGTTGGTCGAGACTTCGACCGGGCCATTCACACCTGGCTCAAGGGTGACAGTAATGACGTTGCCGGAGGCGGTGCAGTCCACCAGCCAGCTCGAAATGCCCACCATCGAGGCTAGGCGCGAGGCAATGTCGGCGGCGTCGGTTGCGCCGGCCTCCTGGATGCCCGCGCCGCCGTTGTTGACCAGCAGGTAGTGCCAGAAGTTCGGGTCGTCCTGCCACCAGATGGCCTGCTCGCAGGAAGGCACGTTGGGTGCACCGATGTTGTTGAAGAGGCGCGTTTCGAGGTTGCAGAAGGCGATCGCCTCGGCCGAGGAGCAGGACCAGCGTGTTCCCATGAAGTAGACGTATGTCTTGTCGGTGAGTGCTGGCGTTGGCTGGCCGACCAGCAGTTCGTCGAGCGTGGCGGCATCGCGGTCGTGAAGCGAGAAGCCGAAGCTGCCGGGAGTATAGTCGCCTGAAACGATCTGCGCGTGCTGCATCAGCGGGACTTCGTGGATGTCGCCCGCGCCGGTGGTGATGGTCAGCTTGTCCCACCCGACCGAGGCGTAGCGCACGCAGTCGGGGCGCACGTTGCCCTCCTCGCCGTTGACGGGCAGGATCTCCATGTCGTACCGGAGGGTCAGCCCGGAGAGATCCGTCACCGGGAGCGGCTTCAGGCGCAGGTGGTTGAAGTAGTCGTAGGCCGAAAAGAGCTGAATGTTGGCGAAGTCTTCGGCGGCCTGGAAGATGCCGGAGATCTGGAAGCCGGTCTCGGTGGCGTCGTGGAGCGTAGTGGTTGCGGCGCGGCCGGAGAAGCCCTGGAGTTGGACCGTGCGGCGGGGGTCGAAGAGGAGGAGCGGTTGTGAAGGCACTACGACCTCATGTGGCGCGTGTTGGTATATCAACGCGAAGCGTATATACTGCGAGCAGTGATGCCCCGCAAATCGAAGGCTGAATTGGAGTCCATGAGTGCCGAAGCGGCGTGGTACACGACGCCGGAAGGCCGGCGGCAGACTCAGCGGGAATTCGAGCGGGCGCTGAAGCAGGGGACCCTCTTGCGCTCGCCCGGTTCGCCGATCCCCGCCACGGATGCGAAGGTCCTGGCTGAACTGGTGGAGAAAGCGAAGGCCAAGGCGACCAAGGCCATTTCGATCCGGCTACCGGTGGCTGACCTAGAACGCGCGCAGCGGATCGCGGCTAAAGAAGGCATCGGATACCAAACCGTTTTGAAGCGGGCCATCCAGGTCGGGCTCAAGAAAGTCTCGTAAAATCCCTCAGGTCTGAATCACCAGCGTGAGGTCCGACCCCGGATCCGGCGAGGCGACGGCCAGGATGTCGAAGGCCAAGTCGTCGCCCTCGATGAGCATCGGCGTCGGCCAGATCGTCGGCCGGATGCGCTCGCCGGCAGAGTGGTCCCTCGTCACGATGGCATCGAAGGTCTGGTTGCCTGGATCGACGCCGAGTATCCGGACGTACTCTTCGTTCGCGCCTCCGGGATCCAGGAACACGAAGCCCCCGGCCACAAGGCCGAGCCGGTTCGCGCCGTAGGAGGCTGTCTGCAACGTCTGCGGATCGGGTCCGGCGGTTACTGCCGAGATGAGCACCAGGCCGTAGTCGGCATAGGGAAGCCGGCGCGTGGCGGGGAGCCCCAAGCCTTCGTTGTTCACCAGGAAGTCGTAGGTGGTCTTGTAGGCGTCGGGCAGGGCCTGCGCGATGCCCATGTACTCGAGCGGCTCCCACGTCGTGCCGCCATCTCGACTGATCTTCACCAGAAACGCCGACTGGCCGTCCGTCGTGCCCCGCTGAAGGTAGGCGTAGACGCAGCGGATCGAGGCGGCATCCTGCACCTTCATCGGGATGACGACATTCTCCTGCACAGTGAGCGGGCCGGGCACCTGGAAGGTGTAGGCGCCGCCGTTGCAGGTGCGGAGACCGGGCATGTAGGGCTCGTTGTGCCGCGAGAGCGGGAAGACCGTGAACGGACCGTAGCCGAAGTGGTTCGCCACACCAGCGAGCGCCGCCACGATGCAGGCGCTCGGCAGCTTCGCCTCGATTCTGGCGGGCAAGTCCGGCGTGCGGAAGAAGCCCTTGCGGACGCTGAAGGTGAACGTCTTCTGGTCGAGCTTGTAGAAGTGGATACCGGCGAGGTGCGCGCAGCGCAGGGTGCCGAAGGTCGCCTGGCCCTCGGGCACGCCCGGGTAGGTGCGTTGGAGGTGAAACTCGCCGCTCGGCACCACGTCGCCGGGCGCGCCGGGCCCAATGATTTGAGCGCACTCGTAGGATCGCCGGCCAGGATTCTCACGATCGGCGGACTCATCGTTGAAGACGACAAAGTCGCCCACCCGGAAGACGCGTTGCGCATCGGGATTCACCGTGCAGACAACGGAGACAGGGTCGGTTGCGGCATCGAGGGCCGTGTCGATAGACGCCCAGAGATCGGTGGTCAACTCGTCCACGTAGTAGAGCGCCAGGGTGATCTCGTGCGCGCCGACGATGTTGGCGTTGCCGGAGGCATCGGGCGCGACCGTCATGTCGTCGATCGCGAACGTGCCGTAGTCACCCAGGCGGGGAACGCCGTTCAGCACGCCGGGGACGCCTGTGTCGATGAGCACTTCCTCAGTGGGCGGCTCCGGCACAACGTCGGCAGGCTTCGGGCCGGCGACCAGGTCGTACATCGAGTCCGTCGTCGTGCGGCCCTGGATGTCGATCGAGTAATCGCGGTTGAGCCGCCACCCGGTCACACGGAACTCGCCCTGCCCGCCCGGCATGTCCGGATGGGTCATCGAGCACACCGTGCCGGGTTCGGTGTTTAGGGCAAGCACGGTTGTGCGGAAGCCGATCTGGCGCGCCTTCTTCCATTCCTCCGACGCAATGCCGCCCAACTCTTCGCGCAGCCGGACGGTGATGATGCGCGCGGCTTGCGACTTCGACGCCGTGCCGGAGAGATTCACCGTCGACTTCAGGAACAGCGGACCGGCACCGCCCGCGATCAGCGTGGCGTGGTCGATGTCGTAGAGCGAGATCGAGTTGGCGACGAACTCGAAGTCCTCGTCGGCGAAGTTGGCCGTCAGGTGGTTGAACGAAGGTTTCAACGGCGCGAGTTGCAGGCTGCGGAACAGGATATTCCCTTCGGTGAACGCCTCGACCGCCGAGGAGTTCACGCGGACGCCGAGTTTGAGCTTGCCATTGGCGAACGTGTAATAGCCCAAGCAGTTCATCAAGACTTCCTGAAGCCAGTCGCGCAGCGGCTTCTCTTCCTGAAGCACGCCGCGGAACTTGAACTGCGTCTCTGTACCCGTGCCAACTAGCTTCGATACTTGCTCGTCGCAGATCGCGGCCGCCGCGATGGCCGCATCGACGTCAAACAGGGTCTCGGCGAAATCGAGTTGCTCCGCGGTGGCGCCTGCGCCCAGGCGCAGACCTCGGGCACGGAGGAGCATGTTGACCGCGATCCAGATGGGGTTGGTCAGCGGCGGCCCGTAGACGCGCACGCCGGGCGAGGTCCACACCCAGCCGCTCAGCCCCTGAGCGACGATTGCCTCCATGGCGTGCTCGCTCAACCGCGAGAGTTGCAAGCCCTTGGCGTCCGAACGCCGGATCATAAGAAACGCGGTGCCGGCCGCGCGCTCCGGGCCAGCGTCGGTGTCGAATCCGAAGGTTGTTGGATTGGGATCGGGCCCCAGACTGGTCATCAGCCCGAGCGAACCCGGATAGCCGTGATGGTACTGCCCGTCGAGCTTGTGGCCCGTGCCGTATGCCCCCAGCGGGCCTTCGCCCACGATGCCCACCGCTGCGTAGAAGTCGCTTTCGTCGCGGCCCGAGGCGATCTTGGCGTTCACGGGCATGGGTGAATCGGTGTAGATCTCGGGCAGAACTTGGTCGTAGATCGAGTCGGCGACGAGCGAGACGGAGGTGAGCGTCGAGCGGCCGAAGCCCCAGACGCCAGTCGAGTTGTCCTTGATGCGCACGCCCTGCGGCTTGGCCATGATGCCGCCGTAGTAGTCGTTCATGCCGTGGGCGCGGCATCCGTTGGGCGTGTCGAAGCCCTTGTCGCAGCGCGTGGGGTCGGCGTCGGGAAAGTGGACCAGATCGAGCGCACCCTGTGACGCGAACGGGCAGGCCCCGGAGTTGAATGGCTTCCAGCAGGTGCGCGAGATCTTGCGTGTGGGATAGGGCAGATTCAGCTCGTAGAGGCCGTCGGCGGCGGTGACGCGGAACTCGGGGCCCGAGTCGTAGGTCCAGTTGACGATGTTGCCCTTCCAGAGATCGAGCTTGATCCCGGTGCCAACGTGGAAGAGGCTGAAGGCGATCTCGGCGCGGAAGAGGTCGACGTCGTTCGAGAGGTCACGCATCACGCGGTCGGCGTTGCCGAAGGTGAACTGAGCCTCGTCTGACTCATTGCCAATGGACTGCGAGATGCCCTCGAATTCGACGAGGCGCGCCTGGTAAAGCTGGCCGCCGATCGTGCAGCGTCGGTCAGAGATGTGGATTGCGGGGTAGCCAGGTTCGAGAGGTTGAATGCGAACGAGCGGGATGATCTCTTGGACCTGCGAGAGCAGCGCGGTCTGGAGCGCGGCGGGTGGGAAGCGGTGGACGGTCTGGTTCAGCGGATACGACGGGCTGGTCTGGAGAATTTCGATGAGCGTGACGCCGAGCGAGCATGCCCAGTCGGCGACCATCTCCCAGGAGAGCGGCTCATTAGCGAAGCGGCAGATGACGGGCGTGGTCCCGATCCCGTTTTCGTTGGGGGCGTTGCAAGTGAAAGCACCGTACGGCCCGTACTTCGACTCCCAGAAATTGCGCAGGGCGATGCGATCTGCGTCGCGCAGCCAATGCTTGCGGATGGTGAAGTGCCGTGCGCCGGTACCGAGGAGGAAGCGTTGCTCCACTTTCGCATTGCCACTGCCGAACTGATGCACGACGACTTTATGGTCGCGACGCACGTCGAGCGGGTAATCGGGCACGAGCGGAAACATGCCCGACGGCACGATCTCCGGGACTGCGATGTTGCCGATGTAGTCAGGCATCTCTATTCAAGCGACAATCGATACGTGGACACTCACGGAACAAGCCGGGAGCCTGTGCCCATGACGACAGAGTTCTTCGAATGCACCTGCTTCAGCGACGAGCACACGCTGAAGTTCAGCTACGATCCGGACGAGAACGAGCTATACACCAGCGTGTACCTGAACCAGTACCGCAGCATTTGGAAGAGGATCTGGGTGGCCGTTCGGTATGTGTGCGGCTACCGTACAAAGTACGGTCACTGGGATTGCTTCATCCTTCGACCCGAAGACGCAATCCGGCTCCGATCTCTTGTTGACCGGGTAATTCAGGGCGCGAGCACGGGCCGACCCGGCGCTGAGGCCAAGGGTTGAATCTCACGGGCACCGTCCAGGCGAGTAGCCCATCATCAGCGCTCCTCCACTCGAATGGTGAACGAACGGTCCTCCGTCCGGCCACCGGCTGTGGTGATGCGGTTGGTCACGGTGAAGCTTTGGCCAGCGGTCCCGCCTGACAGCCAGACGATGGCCTTCGTGGCTGAGTTGCTTTCGGTGACTTTCGTCAGACCCGCGGGTACAATCCACAGGCTGGCGGCAATCGTATCTCCGGCCAGCCACCGGCTCCAGTCAACCGCGTAGTCGAGGATGCCGTCGGGATCCTTGGTGAAAGTCATGCGTCGATCTGCCTTTTCCCCTTGCGCACGGTCACAGTCCGCACCTCAACGGCGGGAGTGATCACGCGTTGTTCACTGCATACGTGGACAGATCGTTCCTCGAAGCCGATGACAACTGTGCGAGCTTCTCGTTGTGCGAAAACTGTGCGCGCCAGAATCGTACGAACCGCAGAGTGGAGGGTCCCTACGATCGCAGACCACCCACCGACCCGGCCAGCGAAACTGCGAACCACGGCCAACCGGCCTAACAGCACAGCCCCGGAAAGCGCTGCACCGATCAGCGCCCGCAGACGGTCCAACTGCGCACGGGCGGCGGCGGCGCCCAGGGTGGCCGCAGCGAGCGCGCTTGCCAGGGAGAGTTTCCCTGCTGCCCTCGACATTGCGGCGCACGCGCCCGATCGCAACCGTGCCGCCGATGCTACCTGCGCTGAGGACACTCCCCGCAAGGATGCGCAGCCTCGCCAGGTGCGCGTGGATAGCCGCGAGTCCCACGGCGGCAGCGGCGAGCGTTCGAGTCAACCGCATCACACCGGCAGCATCCACACCCGCCGTTGCGATTCCCGCGAGACCACGGAGTAGCCGACTCGTCCCAGACGTGATTCCCGCGCCGCTCGTGAAGCCGGTCAGGCGCAAGGCGCGGGTGAAGCTGGCGGCGCCCCAGGAATCGGCAAACACAACCCCGGAGACCGACCGCAGAACGTTCAGGGCGGCGGCCATGCTCGCCAGCCCCGCCGAAGTCCCGGCCATGGCCTGAATGCTGCTGCGCCCGAAGAAGTACGCCGACAAGGCTAGCAGTACACCATCTTCGGGTTTGGCGGTAAGAGCCGCGCGCGTAATGCGCGCCGACTGGTTCGGATACCCACCCCGGCCCGGCATCAGCCCTCAATGAATTCAACCGCCGCCATGATGTTGCCCGTGCTCGTGGTCGTGCAAAGGACCTGAAGGGCGAGGCAAGCGTCCGGGAAGATCTCGGGCATGCCGAGGGCGAAGGCGTCGCGGTCGGCAAGTACATTGACGACGGTGATCGGCACCTCCGCGAGCCTGCGCAAAAGCACAAGGCCGAAGTCCCCGGCTGTTCCCGTGGCGGCCGACAACTGCACCTGGCTCACGGTTCGCACGCCCGTATCGCCAGCTTGCAGCGTGAAAGGAAACATCTGCCCAACCGAAAGCGCATTGGCGGGCATGGAGTACGACGCGGACCGCCCGGCAACGCCGTCCTGGTTGGTATAGGTGGCGGTAAAGACGCTCGCCGTCGCGCCCATCGCCGTGTACACCTCGCCCCACAGCTCAACGTCGGCGCCGTCGGCGTCCGGCCGCGTGAGCGTTGGCGGCGTCGCAATGGTCTGCGCCGTCGTGACGTTGCCGTTGAACCCAGAGTTGTGCCAGAGGCGATCATGGAGGATCACCGTGCCCGCGGTTGCGCCCGCGACGGAGAACCGCGCCAGGTACAGCCTGTTCGCCCCGCTTGGATTCACGAGCGTGATCGCCCCGGCAGTGAGGCGTGTGGGCGTCTGGCCGTTGCCCGTAGGCGGCGTCGAACCGGCGCCTGGACTACCCGCCGCCTTCCACAGCGAGTGCCACGTGCCCGCGCCCTCGGCGGTCTGGGATGCCTTGAAGAGGTGGCGATGCTGGCCGGGCAGCGCAGCCACGAGCTTGTCCATCGTGTCGATGGCCACGTCAGTCCTCCTTGACGACGAGTGTGCCCGGGGCGAACTGGCCGTAATCGTCCTGCTGAATGGTTTTGGGCGTGGTCAGTGTGTCCCAGTAGAGCAGCATGCCACCGGACGAGGCGTCGAAGATGCCGAAAGCGACGGCCTGGAGCCAGTCCGCCGAGGCCGGCCCGAAGGAGATGTTGTTCGTGTTCGAGATCTTCCGGACGTTGACTGTGTCGGTGACTGGAGCACCGAACGTCACCGCCTGGCGCTGGTAGCCGTTGCCGGAGAGTTCGGCGCCCGCGGCGGCGTCGTTAGCGGGCGCTGCCGAGAAGAGGCCGACGTAGGGCGAGACGCCGTTCAGGGCCGTGCCGCGCAGCACGTTGAGCACGGCGTCGGTATGGGATTGAGATTTGCCGGGCATGATTCAAGCAACCTCGATCAGTTCGATGGAAACCTCCGTGCGGCCGAGCGACGCCGACTGACTCCACTCGCCCTCGAAGCGGACGGTGTACCGGCCCGCAACTGCTTGGCCTGTTGGGTCGTGTGAGAACTTCGGGCTGGTTTCATAGGGTTCGTAGAAGTAGAACGGCTCGGTCGGGCCCTCGCGGGCGTCGAAGAAATCGCGGAGTGCCGAAAGCTGCTCTAGCGTGAGCCGCTTGGCGAGCCGCCAGCGTTTGCGGCTGTTGGCTGCCTGAACAGACCGTTGCGACTCGCCATTCCTGTACTCGTTGTCGATGACCGGATACTCGCGCTCATGGACGAAGGCGCGCGAGAGGTTCGCTGGCAGCACCGTCAGCGGCGCTGCGTTCTGAACCGAGCCGGGCATCAGGCGGTCACCAAGTCGATGAGTCTCTGGTCCGGGCGCACACCGATCTTTCTCGCAACAAAGCCCGCGTAGCTCGCGGGATGATTGCCGTCCGCCGAGGGCGCGTAGACCCGGAACATCTCCTCCGAGGTCGGCGGCTTGCCCTGCGTGTAGCGCCCGTCGAGATACTGTCCGACCAGCACGCGCAGGATGCGCCAGCCTTCCTCGATTGCTCGTCGGCTCATCTCCTCGCGCGAGGCGCCGGGAAATCGCTCAGATGCCCACGCGACGAAATCCACGTAGCCGCGATAGGTCGGATACGACCGGCCGCGCGCGTCGCGCCACTGCCGGATGTTGCCCGGATTCGCGTTTCGCTGAGCAAGGGTTGGCTTCGCGGCGGTGACGTAGAAGCCCTCCATCTCGGCGATCGCTCGCGCGATTTTCTCGATCAGTTCCTGGCGGGTCAT